GTAAATATATAGATGATACACCTATAAAAAATGATGATTTAGTATATATTAAAAATACTAACGAATATAAAGTTAAATTAGAATAATGTTGTTTAATTCCGGTTTTGTTAAAAAACCAGAAATTTGTTTTGTAATACCTGATAAACCATGGTATGTTAATGAAAATATACTTATTGCTAAACAATCTAATATTGAACAGATATTTATTAATGGTATTGAAAATGCTTTACTTATATCTAGTTTTATGATATGTTATTCAGTTATAACTGGTAATCCTTCACATATTGTTAATAAATTAAATAGGATAACGTCTAAGTTTATGAACTTTAATAATTATTATTTTCAATCTGCTTTAACTAGTTCAATTATTTCAATGTTTTTAGGTGTCAATGCCGTATTAGGATATCCTAATATGGTAAATAAAAAGAAGTAAGTAATAATTTAGTTAGAATACGCAAGACCACCCATACCACTGAGGATACGGAGGACGTTGTAGGAGTGAGCGTAGATATTGACACCTGTTACATTAGTACTACCACCTAATTTAAGTTGCGCAGTATCAATGCGAGACATATTAAGAGTTCCAGATGGTTGATGTTCTTCCGGTTTTAATGCGAAAGAATAAACATTGATAGTGTTATCTGTAGGAATATTGGTATGATGTTGATATGGTTGAACGTGAGTAAAATATTGCTGTTCACGTTCAGCAAAACGATCATTACCATTAAGCATAAGTTTGGCTTTTCCACAACCACCGCCAACACCTTTCCATATAAGTTCTTTAACGGGGTGATTGAAAGATAATTTAACTGAAGCACCACTATTTGTTAAAGTTTCCTCTCCAGTGAATTGCACTTGTTCAATTAAATATTCGTGAGATAATTGAGCAAAACGACGACGTTCGTCAGTATCTAAGAAGATGTAATCAGCCCATAGGGTGGCATCTGTAAATGCATCACCTGGAACGGTATCAAATTCAATATTAATTTTAACTTCGTGATATTGTAAAGCAATTAAAGGAAGAGCTAAACCAATATTACGGCAGAACCAGAATTCAAGAGGAACATATCGTTTTTCTGATGCAGCTGTTGGTCCAACCATTTGATTGTATCCTGTTTTCTTTCCTGCAGGTAAAGTAAGTTCATTCCAGATTTGCATCCAATCACCATATTGGCGATCAATTAATTGACCACCAATTTCTACTTCTACTTTTTTAAGTAAATCACGAGCATCTTTTGTTGAGTCTCCATCTCCATCTCCAAAAACTACATATAATTTATGAACTAAATCACCATTACGGGAGATTTGGCAAGTTACACGTTTTCCAGCTCCAGGGCTTCCGTTAAAGGTTTGTTGAATAGACTCAATAGAGAAGTTAGTATGACGACGATAAACTACTTTAAAGAAAGTGATTTGAGGGTTGCCGGTAAGATAGACATCTTGGGCACCATAAGCTACAAGTTGAAGAAGACCTCCACCCATTTTTAATATAAGCTAAGAAAATAATTTTAGATTTAAGTTTAGTTAGAATACGCAAGACCACCCATACCGCTGAGGATACGGAGGACGTTGTAGGAGTGAGCGTAGATTTTGACAGGTCCATCAGTTCCACCTGTTAGTTGCAGTTGAGCAGTATCAATACGAGACATATTAAGAGTTCCAGATGGTTGATGTTCTTCCGGTTTTAATGCGAAAGAATATACATTGATATTTTTTGAAGAGTCTGGTATATTGGTATGATGCTGATAAGGTTGAACGTGAGTAAAATAAGTTACATCACGTTCTGCAAAACGATCATTACCGTTAAGCATAAGTTTGGCTTTTCCACAACCACCATTAGCACCTTGCCATATTAATTCTTTAACAGGGTGGTTGAAAGATAATTTAGCAGATAATTTAGCTGAACTTATAGTTTCAGCACCAGTGAATTGCACTTGCTCAATAAGGTATTCGTGAGATAATTGAGCAAAACGACGACGTTCATCAGTATCTAAGAAGATGTAATCAGCCCATAAGGTGGCATCGCCAAACTCAATACCAGCATCAAACTCAATGTTAATTTTAACTTCGTGATATTGTAAAGCAATTAGTGGTAATGCTAAACCAATATTACGGCAGAACCAGAATTCAAGAGGAACATATGCTTTATCATCCCCTGTAGATGTTCCATTTATCATATATGTATAACCTGTTTTCTTTCCGATAGGTAAAGTAAGTTCATTCCAGATTATCATCCAATCACCATACTGACGATCAATTAATTGACCACCAATTTCAACTTCTACTTTTTTAATGCATTCACGAGCATCTGCGTTAGCACCTGTAACTGAATCAAAAACTACATATAGTTTATGAACTAAATCACCATTACGGGAGATTTGACAAGTTACACGTTTTCCTTGACTAGCATTTCCGTTAAAGGTTTGTTGAATAGACTCAATAGAGAAGTTAGTATGACGACGATAAACTACTTTAAAGAAAGTGATCTGAGGGTTGCCGGTAAGATAGACATCTTGGGCACCATAAGCTACAAGTTGAAGAAGACCTCCACCCATTTTGTATTTATTATTAATACAGAAAAAAAATAATTTGTTAATATATTTAGTTAGAGTAAGCAAGACCACCCATTCCACTAAGAATACGAAGCACATTGTAATTCACAGCATACATATTAAGAGTTCCTGAACCTACACCGTTAGTTCCAACAATAGCAGTTGCTGTATCGATACGAGACATATTAAGAGTTCCAGATGGTTGATGTTCTTCTGGTTTTAATGCAAAAGAATATACGTGGATATTTTTTCCATCAGGAATATTTTCGTGGTGTTGATAAGGTTGAACGTGTGTGAAATATTTGGCATCACGCTTAGCAAAACGATCATTACCGTTAAGTTGAAGTTGGAAATCTGTTGTTCCTAAGAAAGTAAAATCTGCTGATTTATTAACCCATACTAATTCTTTAACAGGGTGATTAAATGAAAGTTTGGATTTTGTTGTTACCGCACCACCGGTGCTACTAGCAATTGATTCACCACCAGTAAATTGAACTTGTTCAATAAGGTATTCGTGGGATAATTGAGCAAAACGACGACGTTCATCAGTATCTAAGAATATATAGTCAGCCCATAATTCTACATTTGATAAACTAACATTAGTTCCTACTAAATCTGCACCTAATGTAAGATTGATTTTAACTTCGTGATATTGTAAAGCAATTAGAGGAAGTGCTAAACCAATGTTACGGCAGAACCAGAATTCAAGAGGAACATATACAGTTCTAATATCCTCTGAAGCAGGATTTGCTGATCCAGATTTACTAATCATTTTACCAAATCCTTCCTTTTTACCTTCAGGTAAAGTAAGTTCATTCCAAATATACATCCATTCACCATATTGACGATCAATCATTTGACCACCAATTTCAACTTCAACTTGATTGATTAATCCAAAACCAGCATAGTGTTTTAATATTCCTGTTGTTGCTAGAGTAGTAAGCGTGGCTTGTAAGTATAACTTATGAACTAAATCACCATTACGGGAGATTTGGCAAGTTACACGTTGTCCTAAGGTAGCATTTCCGTTAAAGGTTTGTTGTATAGACTCAATAGAGAAGTTAGTATGACGACGATAAACTACTTTGAAGAAAGTGATCTGAGGGTTGCCAGTAAGATAAACATCTTGGGCACCATAAGCTACAAGTTGAAGAAGACCTCCACCCATTTTATTCTTAGTTAAGATAAAAAATATTAATGTATAAAACTACAGATTTTTTCTCAACTTATGTTTTGTTATGGTATTTTTTATATATTTTAGCTATTATACCTTTTAATCCTGTTATTATATTTTATTTAATTTTATCATTTGTATGTTGGATGTTATGTTATATGATTTATCTTAACATATCTACAAAAAAAATATTATTCTTTATTGTTTTTGGAATTATTTTAATTAAAGTTTTACCAATTTTAACATTAAAGCATGAATTTAATACAAAAGATCTTGCATTTGGATTATCAATGTTTATAGTATATCATATCATATTGTATTATACAAAAGGTATTGAACCTATTCAATTCTATATGAACTTTATTAAATACTTTAAAGATCTTCCAGATAATTTAGCATATATGTTTAACGATTTAGTTATTAAACAAATAATATAAATACTATATTTTAATTAGAATAAGCCAAACCACCCATACCACTTAAAATACGTAAGACATTATAATTAACACCCCATACCCTTATTGTTCCTAATTTTTTAGGTTTTACCACTAATTTAGCCGTATCAATTCTTGACATATTTAATGTTCCTGATGGTTGATGTTCTTCAGGTTTTAACGCAAATGAATATACATTTATACCAGCATTAGTTGGAATATTTGTGTGATGTTGGTATGGTTGAACTAACGAGAAATAGTCTCCATTCCTTTTAGCAAAACGATCATTGCCATTTAATTGTAAATTAGCTGAAGTAATTGAATTGTTGCCATCCGGATCTATACCAAATAAGGTATTTTGAAGTTTTAGATTTGATTCGCTGGTTGTAGGATCTAAACCTAA